TTAAGAGGGCAGAGCGGACAGCCGGCAGTTAGCCAACACGGGTAACTGCTGACGCACGTTATCAATATGGTCTTTCGCTATCTCGCTATACAGTAATTGTGTTCGTTCCCCCGCTTGCGCGATGACCAAGCCTAGCGGGTCGACCACCATGCTATGGCCTATATTTTTCGGGCCACACTCTCCTGCCGCGATAAGATAACAGGTATTTTCTAAGGCCCGTGCACGGGTTAACAGCTCCCAATGTAGCTCCTTATTCGCCCCTTTTAACCACGCGGCAGGTAGGATAAGTAAATCAGCCCCTTGCCTCGCCAAGGCACGAGCCATCTCCGGGAAGCGCAGGTCGTAGCAGGTCATCACCCCAAGCGTAAACTCGCCGACCATTACTAGTGGAGGCAGGTGTTTGCCTGCGACCACGTTATCTGATTCACGCAAGGTAAAGGCATCATAAAGATGAATCTTGTCATAGGTTAGGACGATCTCCCCACCCTGCAATACAATCAGCACGTTGCGTGCCTTACCCTCTGCCGCAGGAACATGCAGGGTGAGAATAGTCGTTATGCTGAGTGATTGCGATACCGCTAAGAGTTGTGTCACAAAGGGGCCGTCAAGCGGTTGCGCCGCCTCAATCACCCAGTGGCTTTGATCATTATCCCGCGCAAGTACCGCCTCAGGAAGGACTAAAAGTTCTGCACCCTGTTGTTCAGCACTGCGCATAAATTCACTGATTTGAGCAGCATTGTGTTGCCACTCACGTTTCACTGGCCACTGACCCACGGCAACTTTCATACACATCCCCTTAACGACAGTTATCTCGCTGAATAATGGGTATTTCACGTTAACTCGTCAGTAATACTCTCTATTGCCACCAGCGTCAAAGCGATTGCATTAGATTACAGAGTCATTGCAAGATAGGGCTGAGTTGATGAACTGAGCAGGAGGGTGCGATGTTGCCGCTATTTGTTTATGGTACGTTACAACCAGAACGTGAAAATGCACATATTCTCAATGAGATAGGGGGTAAGTGGCAGGCCGCGACAGTACAAGGCATTTATTACCCTCGCGGCTGGGGCGCTGCGGCAGATTTTCCAGGCATCGTGCTTGATCCGCACGGCGACTCAGTTCCTGGATTTCTTTTTAGCAGTGATAATCTGGTTAACCATTGGTCCAGCCTAGACGAATTTGAAGACGGCTATGACCGTGTGACGGTAATGGCGGTCACCGATGAGGGGCGTGAGGTCACCGCTTGGATTTATCAGTTACAACCGCAAGAACAGGGGTAAGAATATTGTTTATTTCTAGGCCTTATGTCGGATGCTTTTACCAACTGCCTTAAAAAACAGCAACTAATTCGACAGCACTGGATTAGACTAATCGGATGCTTTATACTCCCTGCCACATAAAGGCCCCTTAGCTCAGTCGGTTAGAGCAGACGACTCATAATCGTTTGGTCCCCAGTTCAAGTCTGGGAGGGGCCACCAAATTTTACCTGTTAAATCAGGACATTAAGCCACTCAGTTGAGTGGCTTTTTTGTTTTGGTTTTACTCGTTGTCGCAAAAGTGTCGCGCTATTTTTTTCTATGGTCATTTAGTTTCGCTTTCATAGATATAAAAAAACCCGCAGATGCGGGTTTTTTTACATGAATAAATGTTGTTGACCACTTCTGGACGGGTGAGGGGGTACAGGATTGACGACTTTTGGTGCCGCAATTATTGCCGTCACTGTTTCATGAGATTTAAAAGTGCAACCGCAATTGATGTTTTGGCACTGGTTATAGCGCTCTTTTGTATCACTGGTTATTTGTGCGCTGCTACGAGTGTGCGCTGCTTGTTGGCACAACGGGCAATTCATCATTCTTTCACCTCAAATAATTATTAATAAACATTATTTTTATGTACCTCTAGGGTAGTTTTATTTGTAGTTTTTAGCTAGTTAATTTCACTTCTAATTCAATACTTGTCGTAAATCCCCCGTCACTGCTCACGGTATGCGTGAGCGTAGTGATCACCCATTCCGCATCATCAATCTGCTGCTTAAATCCTGTCACCTTAACGGGCATTTCGGTGTAGAGATCGGCGCGGCCCTCTGCTAATTGCAGTGAGAACGTTGCGACACCGCGTTGTAACTTCTCCCACTGTGCCTTAGCGGCTCTGGCGGCATTATCCCGGCTGGCGTAGGTACGACTTAGCACCAATACGTTATCGTCAGTGCCGACAAGGTAATCACCCTGTTTGCTGTCAGTGTTTTTCTTAATAGTTGTTTTACGCTTGGCGGTTGTGGTTTTTTTCTCGCTTGGGTCGCGGGTATCAAGCCAGCTTGCAATTACTCCGGTGTAAGCATCCCTGTCCGCCAGTGAGAATCTGTGACTATCACCTGACTGTCGCGTGAGGGTGATAACCGGTAGTGCTTTACCGCTGGCTGTTTTGGCTTGACCTTGGCGGATAAAGAGTAAGTTACCGTTTTTGACGCTGGCAATTGCCCCGTGCAAACGAGCAAGACGCATTAAAAAGCTGCCGTCACTTTCGTTCGTTTGGTCGATATGGTCAATCGCTGTGATCGCAATATCCTGACCGAGTGCGAGTTTGAGACTATGCTTACTCGCTATCGCACTCACCACGTCTTGCAGTGTTGTGTTATGCCATGACTTGTCGCGACGCACATTTAAGGTTTGTCGAAAATCAGCACTGCGTGCACGAATGGTCAGCTTATCCGGTGCGCCGCCATGTTCTATCTCATCGACAGTGAACGAGCCTTTATTAAACAAAGGCGAGCCTTTCCAGCCCAGCGCTAAATTAATTACCGCCCCACGGCGAGGCATTTCTAACAGCCCGTCAGCATCGTCTAACTCAATATCAAGCTGATCGGCCTCAAAGCCTCGGTTATCGGTAAGGGTTAAATTCATCAGGCGATTAGCCAGTGTTATTGTCCTGTCTTTACCTTCAATCGTGACGCTAAAATCGGGTGATTTATTCGTCATTGCCATAGCTCCCCGACGCTGCCCAGCGCTGAACTTGCCGTGTCTTTCAAGCTGTTCAGTTGCTCACCGAGATCACCGAACATTTCCGATAACGACTCATCGACCCGTTTTAAGGTTAAGGTGAATTCGATACGTTTTGGCATCCCACTGTCAAAAAACTCTGTTTTAGTCTGACTTAGCCCTTCGATCACATACATGCCGTAAATGGTGCCGCTTCCCTCAATCAGCGGCCACGCTTTGCCCTGTTCTGCCATCACCTCAAGGGCGAGTAACGATAAGCGCCCGCCTGTGATTTCAGGCAGTAGCACGCCCGAAAGTGTGAGACTGTCATTATCCGGGCCAAGGTATTGCGTTGAGGGACGGCGATTAACCCGTCCATTGGTGGCGTGTCGCCAGTTTCGCTGATATTGCAACTCCTGATAGGGCACAGTGCGAAGCGTAAAAATGTATAATCCAAGTACCATCATCATAGGTCGAGTCCTCCTTGGTCACTAAAATTACTGCGGGCCTTGGCTTGAGCTTTTCGCTCTCTAGCATCTAATTGCCGTGCGACTTCGCTAGCAATATCACTCGCTGACTGTCCCGGCTGCGCGTAGATGGTTATCGGCGCGTTAATGTCATAACGATGGGTAATGACGCTCGGCTGGCTAGGTGTACGAGCCACCGTACTTGCCTGATTAGGTGTGGCCGTAATCAATGGTTTGGCTTGCGCATCGGCTTGCGGAAGTGTGACACCCATAAAGCCCGCCACCACTGAGGCCAGTGCGGCGGTTTTACGCCGACTGGTGATATTCGCTGGGCCATTAACAATCTCGGGGCCATTCTCGCCCACAATGCCAAATTGTCCGCGTCCAATCCTCCCGCCCGTGTCGTACATGCCCGCATAGCCCATCGGTGGAAAGCCGCCCGCAGGGAGCACTGCTTTTCCTGTCTTATCGGTACTGGCTATATTTGGGGCTTTAGGGAGTGTTGGTGCGGAGCCTTTGCCTGTCAGCCAATCAGGCAGATAATCACTCAATGACGAGAGCTTAGTTTTCAGGGCTTCCCACTTGCTGTTAATTCCAGCCAGTAGGCTATCAATCAGTGCGCCACCGAATGAGGCAAATTGTTGAGGGAGTGCGGCAATCTCAGTAATAATAGCGGACCACAATTGGCTAAAGCCTTGCTTAATGGCTTCCCATCGAGAAGATACCGCATTAGCGATGCTGTCCCATAACGCATGGAATTTAGGGCCAATGGTGCCCCAATGCTGCCAAATTAATAACGCACCTGCTGCGATTAAGCCGATAACAGCTAAAATGGGGTTGGCGAGCATCAAACGGCCTAACCATAAAATACCGTTACCGACAAGATTTAATACGTTACGGATCAGCCCAAATCCAGATGTGAATTTTAGGCTCAATACGCTCGCACTCATCCTGACTAAAGCCATCGGCCCCAGCACTGAGGCGAGAGCTAATGATAGTGCTCCGGCTCCAATTGCAGCGACAGTAAAGACAGCACCCATTACAAATAATGCGCGAACAAATTGCGGGTGTGCTTTGACAAATACGTCTAGCCTTGAAGCAAGATCGCCCAACCAATCAGCAATCACTTTTAGCTGTGGTGCAACGGTCGCACCGATACTCGACAGGGCGTTAGTAAAAGAACCGCCAGCCGCTTCCCATTTATTCGCCAGTGTACTAAGTGAAGCATCAACCCTTTCTCGTAAGCTCGCTTGCTGTGATAGCTTATTGGCGGCATCTTTATAACCGTCCATTCCTTTATCAGTTAAAATTCCCACCACTTGTAAGGTTTCTGCATCATCACCAAATAGCGTTTTTATTATTGATTTCTTTGTTTGAGTATTCAGCTTACTGAGTTGGGCCAACTGCTGATACATCTTGTCGATCCCGCCAAACTCACCGTGACCGTCGGTAAAATCAAAATGTATTCCGGTTCCTTTGGTTTGGGCGTTCGCGGCTTTAACGCTTTTTACGTCGAGCATTGATTGGAATACTTTTCGATAGGCATTACCGGCTGATTCCCCGGCCATGCTTGACTGGTCGGCCATGACTAACAACGGAGCGAAAACCTTGGCGGCATCTATTCCCTTTTTGCGAATAATATCCATCGCGCTACCAATTTTCGCGTAGCCTTGCAGCATGTTGTCAGGATCAACCCCGGCGTAAAATCCCTTTTGGATGATGTCGGTTAGCGCCATCATGTCCTTTTCACTGGTTTGCGTGGCGTCTTGCAGCTTCGCCGCAAACTCTGCCGCATCAGTTGGGGCCATGCGCAGTTGCACGCCAAGGTAAGCCGTTGCCTCACCCAACCCGCCGAGAATGGTTTGTGCGCTCATCCCTTGACGGCGGAGCATGGTCATCATGTTTTGAAAGTCTGCCGTCGTGCCCGGCAACTTATCGCCCAGGCGGGTCGCCAGCTCATTAATTTGCTTAAATTCGGGCAAGACTTTTGCGCCCGGTCCCATCATGGAGGCGGCAAGTTGTGTTGAGGCATTTTCTGAGTCGGTATAGGCTCTCACCGGGGCGAGTAAACTTAATCCCGTTGTTACTCCTGCGGCCATTGCTCCCGCTCCGGTTCCGGCGAGGTTGTTTCTCAGTTCAAGGCTTTTTTCGCTACGGGCTTTGATGGCGTTCAACTTACGTTGACGCTCACCAACTTGCTGTAATCGGCGTTCTTGTTCCGAAAGCTGTTGATTATAGCGTTGCGTTTCTTGACGAATGCGCGCGGTTTCCCGCGAGCCGCCATTAGCCGAGACGCCAAGGCGATAAAGCTCTGCCCGCACCAATGCCATCTGTCGGGTTTCTTTTTGCTCGGCGTCTTGTAATTTTGATACCGCACGCCACTGCTTTTCGAGCGCGTCGGTTTGCTTCTTGGTAGGAGTAGTGAGCGCGGAATATTCTTGCGACATAGATTGCGCACTGATTTTCGCTTTTTCGAGTGCGCTACTCGTTTCTTTAAGGCTTTGTGACAGCTTAGTAAACCGCTGTAAATCACTGCCCGCCGCATCCAGTTTTTTTAATTGGTTACGCGTTTTTTGAATTTCGCTTGCGAGAGATTTAGTGCCTTGTTGCGCTTGCTTAAAAGGGCGAGTGAGTTTATCCACCGCGCCCAGCACCACCTGTAATCGTAAATTTCTATCACTCATCGTATGCCCCGCTGCGCTTGACGGCTTTCTCGCGCCACTCCATCACCTCACTGAGTGGCATATCTTGCGTGACAGAGGGCGGCCAATGAAAAACAGTGGCAATATCTGCCACTAAGTCCGTGACCGTTAGGTCGTCGGCAAATCGGCAAGCACCGATTTCGGTAACAAAAAACTGACTACCTCAACCCCTATTGCGGTTAAATCTGCCGGGTCCATTGCTCCCAGCTCGGGCGCTGTCAGGGCGGGCGTTGAGATACGCGGGATAATGGTCATCAACGCTGCGACGTCCATTTCCATCACCGCATTAAGGCGCGTGCCGCGCAGTGCGCCCGCAAGGGGTTTTCGCAATGTCACTTCGCTGATTGTGGTCTCGCCACGCGTAATCGGTGTATCGAGGGTAATGATTTTTTCTTGAGTTTTATCGTTCATAACAGTTCATCCGATAAGGCACCGCGAGGGTGCCGAGTGAGTTTATAGGCCAATTGCCTTGCGATGGGCGTCAAGCATGTCTTTACCGCCGACCAGTTCAATCATGTTGATAAGGTCAACCTCGTAAAGCACTTCGCCGTTAATGGTCAGCTTGGCGTAGCTATTGGTACAGGTCACTTTCGTGGTGTTGCTGTCACCTGTTTTCCATTCCCCCGAATCCAGCTCTTTATAGCGCCCGCGTGTCACCAGCTCGACCGCTTGCACCTCTCCGGTGTCATCCCGTTGAATTGACCCGGTAAAGCGCAGTTGAATACCGTCGGCTGTGGCTTGGCTCATCTGCTTAAACAGCAATAACTCGGTGCCGCCGATAGAAAATTCCGTGTCGAGTGCGCCATCATCCAAGCCTAAATCGACATCAACGGCACCGGGCATTCCGCCGCCGCGATACTTTTCAAACTTGCGGGTAAACTTCGGCAAGGTGATTGATTCAACAATGCCGACGTAGTTATTTCCGTCGTTAAACAGGTTTAAGTGCTTGAGCTTGCGTGGTAGTGCCATGTTTCCCCCTAGGCGCTTACTTGGCTTGAGAAATCCAGTAGATACTGGTCAGTAATGCGCTGGCGTAGCATCAGGTTCTCTAATGGCGGCACTGGCGTGTAATCGTAATCAATGGTCAGTTTCCCCGCTTTGAGCGAGTCCTTATCATTGACTGACTCATCCAGCCAGCAATCGGCCCCAATGAGATAGCCTTGCGTGACGAGGCTTCGCAGTTTCGCGCGTAACCCTTCGATAATGTCGCGGGCCAGTGACGGATTTAGCGCGCCATCAACCGCCCACATTTGCCCTTCGGCCATCGTATCCGCCAGCACTTGCGCGGTGCGGGTGTAGCTTTCAAAGGCAAATAACGGGTCGTCACTCAAGCAACGCGATCCCCAAAAGCGAAAGCCGTCTTTGCGAATTAACGTGGTGACGTCGTTTTGGTTGAGTAATCCCGCGTCGGTCGCTGGGTCTTGTAAGTCCCAAAACACATCCGCAGAAATCCCGGTCACGCCATTAACGCCAACGTTTGACAGCGACTTGTGCCAGCCCGTCTGCTCGTCAATCTTGGCGCGTAGCCCTAACGCGCGTGCCGTGGCATAGGCCGTGGCATCGGCATTGAGTACCGTGTCAAAACTGATAAAGTCCGGCCAAATCACCATACCTTCGCGTTGTGAGAAGTTGGCACGATAGGCGATAGCCTCTTGCACCGTTTTACAGCCATAGGCGGAGAGATAGGCAAAGGCCCGCAGACTTTGCGCCACACTGAGTAATTCCGTGGCGACGGCTTGGGTATCGTGACCGGGCACCCCAAGGATGCGCGGCTTAACGCCAAGTTGTGCCGGGGCGGCGAGTAAGGCTTTCATGCCTGTACGCTTTCCGTCAGCGGTGACACCGCCAATAATATTGGATGTGGTTTCGGCTTCGCTCTCACCTTGCGCGACACGCACCACGACGGTGACGGGCTTGGATTGGTCGCCAATCGCATCAAGGGTGCGAGCCAGTGTGCCCGTTTTACCCGCTTTGCCACTGGCGGTTAACACGTCCGTGATCAGTACGGGGGTATTAAGGGGGAAGGTGGCGGCGTCGGCATCATCCGCTGTACAGACAATGCCGACAATCGCGGTACTGACTGTTGAAATAGTACGGGTGCCGTCGTTAACTTCGATGACGCGCACGCCGTGGTGATAGTCTTGGGCCATCAGAAAATCTCCGGTTTACAGGGTAGTCCTATATTCGGGTGTCTGGTCAGAGATTGCACTTAATGGGGAATGTGTCATGGATGGTACAACAACCCCGCATAACGCGGGGTGAGGTTTAGGCAGTGGGCGCTTGCGGCCAGTTAATGTCGGGTGCGGTTGAGGTATCAATGGCATTTAGGGCTTTGATATAGCTCATCCAATCGACTAGTTTTGCTTTATCTCCTTCGCTAATGACGTCGAGTTGTAGTTCTGTTTGCCAGTCGGATATTCTATTTTGTGCTTCACGTAGTCGCGTGGCTTTATCGTTATCTGCTGCGCTAATAGCCGCAGCCTGAATGGCCTTTATATCTGTTACCCACTCCTGCCCATTCCAGTTATCAAAATTTGTTTTAGGTGTTAGTAATGTCATACCGCCCGGCAACTCGCCAATGAATTGAATGATTTCAGGCTGGCGATCTGTCGTGTTGTAGGCTGTTTCTCCTCGGTAGTCGGGTTTTGACTCCCATGATTTACCATCTTGACTACGAATAAGCGCAAAACCCGCGCCAGGAAGTTCGGGTTTATCACTGAACCCTAGTGCGGGTAAACCAACGCCTACAGGCAGATATTCCATTGTTACAGAGGCAAATTCGTTCTGGCTTGGTTCAATACAGTAAACGGTAAGCCATCCAGCCTGCACAGCGATACCGCTTTCATTCAGCTTCGCTAAGGGTAATTCAGTATTATATTTTGTCATTATGCTGCTCTCACAATGTAGTTAAAGGCAATATTACGGGGGCGGACTTCATTTGCTTCCGGGGTGACCGTTGATGAGTCCATCGAAACGCGAATATCCGTGCCATACCCCTGTTCTCCATTGACTGCGGCGATATAGCCGCTAAATTTATTGGCTGAAAAAATCCCTGACGCTCCTTCATAGCCGCCAATATCATAAGATTGAAAGTTACCCGCGAGTTTTGGCATACCGTAACCTTGGGTGCTGAGCATGCCTCGCCCACTGTCCACACCTCGGCCATCGTCCCAGCCACGGATAAACTCCCCCCTTAAATCGGGGAGATTTCCTGACGGGTAGGCTGAGGCGAGAGCGGGGTATTTTGTTTTATCGAAGGGCGCACCATTACACTTTAGCCATCCTGAAGGTGCAGTGCTTGACGGCCACGGCAATGGAATACCGATGGGGAAGTCGGTTCTGTCTAATGCTCCAACATCCGATGCCTTGGGTTTATTGTTTTCAGAATACACCGCCACGGTTTTTTTAAATTTCCCACCCGACTCGGTGCGGTAGTACAATCTGTCTTTCGCATCGCTTAGTATCAACTGTCCTCGCCATCCACTATAACTCCCCATCTGGAGAATACTTAGCGTGCTGCTCATATCCTCTAGCCCGACAACAGTGCCCGCGCCAAAGTAAAACCCTGTTTTTAAATCGTTATTATCAGGAGCTGCTATATTATCGCCCGTGGTACTACCAACCCCAAACGCGCCAACTTCCATGACATTTCCAGAATTCTTCCCCACATCACGCAAAGCTGCCGATTTCAAAGCTAAATTCGCTCGCGCCTTATCTTTATCGCTAATGTCAGAGAGGTTAGCGTTTTTTCGTAAATACTGTGCGTGGGGATCACTGGCCTCAACATGTCCTTTTAACTGAGCATCAGTATAATTTTTCGCTTCATCCGCTTTATCATCTGCATATTTACGTGTAGCGAGCACAATAGAAGGGTCAATTTTAAGCGTAATATTATCGGTGCTACTGGTGATTAAAATCATTCTCACAGTTTGCGTGCGGCCACTCCCCTCGGCAAGCAGCGGTTTATAACTTTCGGCACAGTTACCGACCGCAATCAACGCCCCGGACTCGTCAAATAATCCGACTTCTCTAATCCACCATCCACCCTCGTTTTCAGGAATAACTTGCTCGGCGATGATTTGGCTGGCGTTCTGCGGGTCGATGTATAATTGGTTTAATGCCGCCCGGCGCTTTTCGCCAACGAGCTTAGTTTGCTGGGCGCTCGGTGTCGGTAATGTGCCGCCGCCGTCGCCGACCGCCATTTGGGTGATTTTCAGTGGCACCCCTAACGCTGTGGCGTTGGCAAGTTTAGCGGCACCAATATCGGTCAGTAAGGTATAAAATTTTGTGCTCATGGGTTAACTCTCATCGTGTCGATAAGGTGGATCGCACTCCCGAGATAATCGGTACCTGCGGACAGAATGACTTCATTGATATAGGGATAAACGGTGATTTCATCGCCCAGATAATTCGCGGCACCGATAACCACTGCGCCATTGGTTTGCAGGTTTATCGACATACCAATTAAATGACGGCTACAGGGTTTTGCATCACTGATAAGTCGCTCAAGCTCGGCGTAGGTCTCCTCGGTAATCCCCTTGTCTTGCACGCCAATATCTAGGCGAAAGGTGCCGGGGGCTTCTCCGGTTTGCCACCATTCAATAATGCGGATAAGAAAGCCGAACGGCTCGACGACGCGGCGAATGGCACTGGTCGTGCCTTTATGTTGGTGAATATAAAAGGCATCTTTGACGATTTGCCGTTTAACGCTCTCCTCCCAGCTTTCGTCCCAGCGATCAACCGAGAACGCCCACGCCAGATAAGGTAAGAAATTGACCGGACAGCTCGCAGGGTTCCACAGGTCGCGCAGCGGCACCGATAAATCCGCCATATCGCTACAGACTTCGGCGAGTCGACGCTCTAGGACGCTGGCACTTTTAGGCAGTAGGCTATTCATCCGTGCCCCCGCTTGTCACCGTCCAACCGGTACAGGATGCCGCTTGGGTTTTATCCAGCACTACATCGGCCAAGGGTGCGGCGAGTTCGACACGCTGCACACCTTCCACATGCAGGGCGGCATAAATAGCACTGAGGCGAATATCGCGCCCAAGTCGGGTTTGGCTGTTGATATAGGTTTGTAGGCTCTGCTTTGCCGCACTCATGATAGGCTCGGCTTCTGGCCCCGGATAAAAATAGAGTGTGGCATCAATCCGATAAGGAATAATCTGCGCACTTTTCACCGTTAGACGGTCAGCTACAGGTCGCACGCTCTCGTCATTCAGGGCTTTATCAACCAGTGCGAGTAATTCACTGTCTGCGCTGCCATCCCCCTCGCGGCTTAAAATCGTTACCACCACTTCGGCAGGGTTTGGGCTGATAGCGCTGGCATCGGCGACCCGCCCGTCCGTACTCTTAGCATGGAACTCATACGCAGCGGTCGGCCCGGCCACAGATAAGCCCTCAAAGGCTGCCGGAATACGCAGCCGTAAATCATCGTCGGTTTCCATGACCGCAGCGGTCGGCGGGGTTGTGGTGTTATCGGCAGGGGTAATGGTCAGGCGCTGAACATTGTAGTTAGCCGCTAACTGGTCAAGGTCACTGGTCAGCGAGTAGGCGACCATCACGGCTTGCGCGGCTTCGTTGAGGCGTTGGCGCAACAGCAATTCGCGATAAACACTTTCTTGTAATAGCTTGGTGATGGGTTCCGATTCTAGTGCCAAGGTACGGCTAATCGCGTCCTGTTGGTCGGCAGGATAGAGGGCAATCAATGCCGCCTTGCGCTCGGTAAGTAGCGTTTCAAAATCGGGCACCTCAACGATTTGCGGTGCGGGCAGTTGAGATAAATCAATAACGGCCATCTTATGCCCCTGTATTAATAGAGAGTGAAACGGATTGCCCGGAGGCTTGCTGCCCCGTGATTTCAACGACCATTGAGCCATCTTTGCTACTGCTTATCGTCACACTGCTCAAGGTTAAACGCGGCTCCCAGCGAGTGAGCGCGGTATACACTGCCGCCATTACCTGTAAGCGCAATGCGGGGTTTTGCGGTTGGTCAATCAGTTCAAACAGTAGCGATCCATAAGTGCGGCGCGCGAGGCGTGAGCCTTGCGGGGTTAATAAAATATCGCTGACCGATTGGCGCAGATGGGCAATGTCCTCAATGGCTCGACCGTCTGCGCTGTTCATCCCCAAATAACGACTCATACAGGGCCTCCACTGAGATCGCCGCCAGACTTCACCGCGCTATGTTGGTGTTTATCCACCACGACGCCATTAGACGACATCGCACCGCCGCCCTGTGTTACGGCACCGTTAATCACCACATCGCTGTTAATGCGGGTTTGCTCGGCCTCAATATGAAACTGCGGCGTTTTATAGGTCGCACTTACGCTCGCTTCGACTAGTAGCGATTTAATGCCCGTGACCTGTAATTGCCCTGTCGCCGGGTCATAACTAAACAGCGCGCCATCGTCATACTCAATGGCCTCAGCGGTAAGACTGTTACTCGGCGGCGAAAACTGGTTGGAGTAAATCGCGGGCAGCGCAAAGGCGGTATCGAGATTGCCGCCCAGACTTAGTAGCACGACTTGCTCGCCCACAGACGGGCACCACCAAGAGCGGGTTTTTCCGGCGCGAAAGGTCAGCCAATTAATCCAATTGGTTTCAAGTTCACCTACTTTGACGCGGCATAGCCAGCTATCCGGATCGACCTCGGAAATCACTCCGGTGCGGATCAGATTGGTGATAAGGCGTAAGAGTTCGTTGAGTTGTGCGTTCATGGAATGAGGGTGCCAAAAGTGGAGGGAAAGCGGCAGTGCTCGGCATTGTCTGAGCGATAGCACAATGCCTAGCGGGATAGAAAACGGATTAACGTATCTTTTGTTAAGGTTTCTACGCTGTCATTAACCCCGAGTAAACGCCTTGCGGGATATTGCGCCATTGGCCCATTACGTCGCACCCGGTCGCGTAATCCGTAATGGTGTACTCGCGCCGTGTGTTGCACTTGGCTGATAAACCCGACGGTTGCGGTACTGGTGTCAGCCGTCGCTTTAAGGTATTTCGCCCTACGCAGCTTGCTAAACATCTGGCGTTTAATGCGACCTTTCTTGCTGCGGGCGGTGACTTTACGTGGGGAAAAGGCTTGTCCATCCGGATCACGTTGTAGCCGAATATTGGCTTGCTGATTACGCCGCACCTCTTGCGCCAACTCGCGCAACATTTTCTTGCGCGCGGTGGGTTGCAGATTCTCAACAAGTGCTGACAGCCACGCATCAACCTCGCTGAGTTCAGCCATGCTTCACCGTCCACATTTCTTCGGGCGGCTCAGGTTCGTCAACGGCCATAACGCTTGAGATACTGCCATCGCTATTAACGATCACCCGCTCAGTGAGGTGTAAGTTAATGCTAATGTCGCACGCCTCGTTATTGAGAATATCGACCTCAAAGCTGAATAATTTTTCGCGCAGTTCCGGGTTATTAATCGCATCCGATTGATTGACCTGTAGCCAAGCGATAATCGGGGCCATTAAAAGATTTTGGTCGCCGCTAAAATCCTCAATCACAAGGTTTAACACATAGCGATATTCCCACGACATTGACGGCGCGGCAGTGGTGACCAGCGAGCCATTATCAATAAAAACGTGCAGCTTATCGGGATTGGCTTGCAGGTACGGTACGGCTTTGCTGAGCGCTTGGCGTAAGTGTTTTGGTTTGTTCACTCATTTTCTCCTGACAGGTAACAATCATATCGACCTTATCGGCACAGCTTGCCCATGCGGCCTCGCTCTCACTGAGTGCCGTCCACAATTGACCGTTATCGTTGGGGGCTGATTTAGGGAGCTGGCAGCGGGTGATTGTCGGACAGCCATTGACGGTAATCTTCACCTCGGGTGAAGGTCGGTCGTTGCTGCAAGCGGATAACATCATCAGGCAGCTTAGTAGCAGCCCAATTGCGCAGGGTTTCATTTTCACGGGTGAGCGCCTCTATGGTGTGTAGCCGTTCGCGCAATAACACGCCGTTTTTCTCGGCGTTAGCAGTGAGTGCGGCAAGTGCTTGGCTATTGGTTTCAGTGAGTATTGAGAGCGCGATCAGTTGGCTATTCTTATCGGCTATTTTCTCTTTATTGCTCTTCAAGTCCTGTTGCTGTAGGCCGATGATGTGATGGGCTTCATGAAGTCGCCATGAGATAAAAAGTAAGGCAACGAGTGCCGCCGTGCAAAGCAGTGAAATTAACTTCAGCATCTGTCTGCCACCTGAGTTAATTCAATTTGTATCATTGCTTTAGCTATGGCGGTAAATAAATATTAGCCACGATAAACCAACCACAGACGATTAGCTCCCCAGTCACTACTAGAATGAAAAATATTCGAAATAAGGTTTCCATCTCTGATTGATAGCGAGGGAAGCAATATTGCAGCTGACCTTTTAGCCAGTGCCTTTTCTCGCTCTCAAGTAACATTATTCTTATCGCAATAATTATTATCCTGAATCGATATAAAATACTTATGCCAACCACCGGAACAAACCACGACGCATAGACACTCTGCGGCTCAAGCAGGGGGATAAGCATCAATACCAGCAAAGTTGTAGCGAAAGCCCAATTGATAAATTTAAATTGCATTATTGCGCTCCTTGTAAGCACCAGATCATTTCGCGTTGCCGCCGATTATCGACACCCTGATTGAATACCCCTTTGACATATACCCAGCGCGGGAGCTGCAAACAGGCATCAGTGAAGCGTCTTTGATTGGCGAGTTTGATTAAGGTTGAATCACAGGCTTTTTTCGTGCCGACGTTAAAAGAAAATGAGACTATCGCGTCATAGACTTTTTGCGGCGGCGTGACCAGCAAACAGCGCGTTAACGCGCTCTCGGTGTTCATTACGTTGGTAATGAAGTTATGCGCCGCTTGTCGCTCGCTAATAGTTTTGCCGGGTATTACGCCCTTTGTGTTGCCGATCCCATCGGTCCACACTCCGGCACTGCATTGATAAGGCTGTAGCCGACAGCCTTCAAAGTCGGCAATGAGTCTTAACCCTTGCGGCGAGGTATGCAGCGTTTGCATCTGTGGCAAGGTGGCGACAATCGCCAGCACCGCGCCGACCATACAGCGCTTAACGATTTGCGGCGTCATACTCCTCCCGTGTCACTTTTCCACTGCGTAGTAAGGCTAAGGTTTGGCGCTTGTAGTACGCATTGATTAATACCGTTACGACGCCCAGCGCCAACCCGACAATTGTTGAAATATCTTTCAGCGATAAATCACCAATCCACGCCATCCCCACAGAGATAAACCAGACGATAAAGGTGCGAATTTTTTCCCACATCGTGTTAATCCCACAATTGCACGGTCTGGCGCGTCGGTGTTGTCACACTGTCCGGTAACTCGACGAGTAGCCCGTGCGGTAAAAAAGGTGTGTGCTCGCAGAGTCCCGGATTGGCCGCAAGTACCTGTTCGGTTACGCCTTGCGTGCGTCCATAATGACGCCAGCAAAGCTCGTCCACCGTGTCATATTGGCGCGCACGCACTTTCATCAGATAAGCTCCACGACACAATGCGGCAGGTCTTGCACACGGCTGATTGCCCAGCGCGCATCGCGCCATAAATCATCACCGACTTTCTCTAGCTCGGTGCCACGCTTACTCCCGGACGCCGTCGCGTCATAATCGGCGTAACGCTCATAAAGCACGGCGCGCACCCAGCACCAGATCGCATTAAGATAGTGATGGACCCGCTGGCTTTGGTTGCCAAGTTTCGAGGCGGGCACCTCATCAAGATGGTTATAACCCAGCAACTCTTGACGCTCGCGCCATGCATAAAGCTCGGTATTGACTTCACTCATGGCACTGAGCACTACCTGCTTTAACCGCTCTGGGGTTACGGTGCCATCGCTGCGCATCACTTTGGCGTACTGCGCTAAATTTACTTCCGGCCAAAAGCTGTTATTCGGGATCACCTCCGGGGTGCCCTGACTTGTCTCAGGCGACACAAACTGCATGGCCTTTCTCCTTAATAGGTGGGCGGTGAACGCAGCGTTGATAAGGTTAGAAACCTATCGCGGCTGCGTGCCGCCCTACGCGTTGGCGTTGGGTTAGCCGTTGGCTTGCTGTAAGCGTTTAACCAACTGCTCTATATCCTTTTTCACTCCGCATCTGTCATGCAGGGCAAGGGCTTGATTTAGGTGATTAAGTGCCGCCATCGGACTGACCTCTCGCAGCACATAGCCAATAGCTTTGTGGAGCCGCGCCAGTGATGGGTCGGGCATGTCGCAGCCCTCAGTCACACTTAAGACGCGTAGCAAGGTGTCCGCAGCAAATTCTTGCTTGGTGGCGAGTGCTTTGAGCGCACTGTCAGAAAGTTCCTCAACGACCCAAGTGGCGACATTGCGCGGTGTTGGCATCGGCATAACCCAGCGATGCGTTAAGGCGTGCTCGGCAATGCGCAGCGCTAAGTCAAAATCTCCCGCATCAATCGCCCACACCATCACATAGAGCAACACATCATCCTGTCGCTCGCTGCTGGCCTCAATCACGCCGTTAATCCATGCAAGATATTTGGGAAGCAAGGTGATTTTTATTTCGGCTTTGCGCACATGAGACTGAATCCCCTTTAATCGGCGACGGTCTTCATTGAGCTGCATTAGCATCAATTCATAACCATTCGCGTGCCGGGCAGAGCCTCCCTGTCGGGAGGCGGATTCTGCCTGAATACGCAGCCGATGTTGCCGGGCAGGACTCAGGCTCATGGATTAGCTTCCCTCTTTTTGGTTGGCGTTTTGTTCTGCATTAGCTTGCGAATCGTCAGCCTTGCTCGCCGTTACCGCACCGACCAGTGAAATATTCTCCACTAGAGCTGCGCAGCGGTAGTCTTCGACCACATAGGCTTCGTTGACCGATTCGTAGTTCTCAATCTGGTCACGCTTGGCGTTGTCGATAATGGTGCGACGGCGGCTCTCTTCCTGCCAATAAATGGAGAGGTTATCTAAACGGGTGATAAGCAATGCATTCGCGGGGAAGTACGGCGCACGCACTGCTTGCAAGCCGCCCATGCGTTTCTGGCTGATAATCAAATCTGCCGCCAGTTTCTCGCTATTCGCTTGCTCGGCGTTGACCAATGGGAAATATTTATCTGCCAGTAACTCACGACCACAAATTACAACCAGCTCGTCATCATCTTGGAAAATCGGGTCGATAAGCTCGTTAACCGCATCCATCACTAACGCATCAAGGTTTAGATAAGTCCCGCCTGTACCAATTTTGATGGACGCAGCGGTTGTTACGCCGTCTTTTGTTGCGCTACCCATTACCCGTTCTGGTGCATCTTCGCGCAGCTTTTGCAGCCAGCCTTTGTTAACGTCTTGCAATAACGGATTTTTCACGCGGTCGGAGGTCTTCGCGCGCTGGGTACCGTTAAAGCCAATCATGATACGGTCAAGCGCTTGGCGCTTAATGATGGCGTTACGAATACGGGTCTGGAAGTCTTGGAACTTCGCCCATAAATCCAACTTGGCATAGGTAATCGCGGTGTCAAAGTTGGTTTGCTCGCATTTGTACTCAATGCCACTCATCACCATCGGGTCACTGGCTTGGCGGTCTTTGGTCGTGGTGTCAGTGGTGCCCGCAATCGTGCTGCCAACGCCTAACCCTAAAAGCTGGCCGGATTGGTCAGTCACGCCGATCACGTTGATAAGCGTTAGGAATGCGGCACTTTGTTGGATTTGGTCTTCCAGTGTTTGCGCCATTGCTGGCTCAACGCTGAATTTACCGTGTAGCTCGTTCTCTTCAACGTTATAGATGCGCGCTAACTGAGTGAGGTAGCCATTAAAGGCAAAACGGGTGTTCTTTTTCATCGGGGTAATCGCTCCGTTAGCAATTGGTCAGGTTTTCGGTTGGCACTTGGCCACCCGGTGCGCGTTGTCGGTAGTCATTGCGCGAGTCTGCTGTCTCAAGCTGTGCCTTGAGTGCATCAAACGCAGTCTGCTGGGCCGCTAACTTCTCAGTGAGGGCTTGCAAGTCGCTGGCTTGCTCGTTGATCGTTATGGTGAACTGCTGGCTAAAGGTTTGCTGCTCGGTTGCCAGTAGTTCCACGGCTTGATGTACGTCGCTAAAACGCGCTTCGTCGTTAAGCTGTTTTTTGGCAAACATCGCAGTTACACGGGTAAACAGGCTCGGCTTTTCTTCCGGTAGCTCTTCAAGTTCGATTGTGGTTTCAACGGCCGCCGTAAACAGGTTGTCTTTATGCTGCTTACGATTGGCGAGAGGGTTGTGCTCGGCTTTAGCACTAAAGGCCAGCATTTCGGTGCCAAGGCTTGCCGGGTCGTCGGTAGCGGCAAGGCCCGAGAGATAGGCTTTTCCGGTGTCGGCGAATTGCGGACTCACTTCCATTGAGGTGAAAATCTTTTGACCTTTTTTGACCAGCTCAACCAGTGCGTCGGTTGGCAGAATATCGGCATAGAGGGCCATTTTTCCTGATAATGGGCCATCTTTAATTTCTTCTGCGGTCAATGCCGCAACGGTACCGTAGCGATTAAAGGTACTGGTCGGATCGTAAGCCTTGATGTGCTCAAGGTTAATCTGTGCGGTATAGAATTCGGGGTTATAACTGGCGGCCATTTGCACCAGCCAATCACGGGAGATTTCGCGACCGTCTGACGTGGCACCTTCCACACCAATACGAAAACGCTTTGCTTTCACTGCCATAGCTGTGCTCCGATTAATAAAATGCTGCGCTCATTCGCAGTTAGGAGCCTTATGGTTGCGGTTTCTGATTGGCTGAACAATCAGCGCCTCTTGTGGGGTTCACTACACAAAACGCGCTAAGCGAAAGGTTTAGATTCAGGCCGTAATCTTGTGCCATGAACATGACCCCGACGCCCGAAGAACTCGATCCCCGCAGACAAGCCTTGTTGCTTTACTTTCAGGGGTACCGCATTGCCCGCATTGCACAAATGCTGGGCGAGAAAGCCGCGACCGTGCACAGTTGGAAAAAGCGCGATAAGTGGGGCGAATACGGCCCGCTTGAGCAGATGCAGATCACCACGGCCGCGCGCTATTGCCAGCTCATTCTCAAGCCGCAAAAGGAGGGGAAGGACTTTAAGGAAATTGATTTACTGGCCCGCCAATCAGAGCGCCATGCACGCATCGGTAAATTCAACAATGGCGGCAACGAAACCGACTTAAACCCCAATATTGCCAGCCGTAACAGCGGCACCCGCAAGCCCCCAGAAAAGAATGCCTTTAGCGACGAGCAGTTTAAGAAGTTAGAGTCGATTTTTCACGAGTCGATGTTTGGCTATCAGCGCCAATGGTGGGAGGCGGGTAATAATTTTGCGGTGCGTAATCTGCTTAAATCCCGGCAAATTGGTGCCACCTTCTTTTTTGCCCGTGAGGCATTGGTCGATGCGCTGAAAACGGGCCGTAACCAGATTTTCCTATCGGCCAGTAAGGCACAGGCCCATGTCTTTAAGCAGTACATCATTGAGTTTGCCCGCGAGGTTGACGTCGAGTTAAAAGGCGACCCAATGACGCTGGGTAATGGTGCGTGCTTATACTTCCTCGGCACCAATGCCCGCACCGCGCAGAGTTATCACGGCAATCTCTATCTTGATGAATATTTCTGGATCCCCAAATTCCAAGAGCTGCAAAAAGTCGCCTCGGGTATGGCGCTGCATAAACAGTGGCGCGAAACCTATTTCTCAACCCCGTCTAGCCTGACGCATAGCGCGTATCCGTTCTGGTCAGGCACGCAATTTAATAAGGGCCGCGCCAAGTCAGACAAAATCGACCTTGATATTAGTCACAGCGCACTATCACGCGGTCGGCTGTGTGAGGACGGTCAATGGCGGCAAATTGTCACCGTAGAGGATGCGGTGCAGGGCGGCTGTAATCTGTTTGACCTTGAACAACTTCGCCAGCGCTACAGCCCGGAAGATTATCAAAACTTGCTGATGTGCATGTTTATGGATGACTTGGCCTCGGTGTTCCAATTAGCCATGCTGCAAAAATGCATGGTCGATAGCTGGGAAGTGTGGGAAGACTTTGAAGCATTGGCGCTACGTCCATTCGGCTGGCGCGAAGTGTGGATCGGTTACGACCCGGCCAAGGGCACACAAAACGGTGACAGTGCTGGGTGCGTGGTGATCGCCCCTCCTGCCGTGCCGGGCGGTAAGTTTCGTATCCTTGAGCGCCATCAATGGCGCGGCATGGACTTTAAAGCCCAAGCCGAATCCATTAGACAGCTCACATTGCAGTATAACGTCACCTATATCGGTATTGACTCGACAGGGGTTGGTCATGGGGTTTATGAGAACGTCAAAATGTTCTTTCCGATGGTCAAAGAGTTTGTCTATAACCCTACCGTTAAAAATGCCTTAGTGCTCAAGGCTTACGACACCATTAGCAGTGGCCGTTTAGAGTTTGATGCGAGCCACCTTGATATTGCGCAATCCTTTATGTCGATCCGCAAAACCACTACGGCCAGCGGTAATCGCCCCACTTATGAAGCCAGTCGCAGCGAAGAAGCGAGTCACGCCGATTTAGCGTGGGCGACGATGCACGCCTTAGCCAACGAACCCCTACAGGGCGAAGCCGCCCATACTGGCAATATTATGGAGATTTTTTAGATGAGCAAACGCAGAGGCAAAAAAGCATTGCCAGTAGTGAGCGCGACTGCCCAAGACAACACGGCGACCCGCGCCGAGGCGTTTAGTTTTGGCGACCCGATCCCGGTACTCGACCGCCGCGAGCTGTTGGATTATGTCGAATGTATTCAGCTCGACCGTTGGTATGAGCCGCCCGTGAGTTTCGACGGCTTGGCGCGTACCTTTCGTGCGGCGGTGCATCACAGCTCGCCGATTCAGGTTAAGCGTAATATTTTAATCAGCTCATTTATCCCGCATAAGCTCCTCAGCCGCCAAGCGTTTAGCCGCTTTGTGCAGGATTATCTGGTCTTTGGTAATGCCTATCTGGAAAAGCGCACCAATCGACTCGGCGGTATTATCTCGCTTGAGCCATCGCTGGCAAAATTCACCCGACGCGGCACCGATTTAGACACGTACTGGTTTGTGCAATATGGCTTTAATACTGAGCCGTACCAGTTTACGCCCGGGAATGTTTTCCACCTGATGGAGCCGGATTTAAATCAGGAGATTTACGGCTTACCAGAATATCTCTCAGCTATCCCATCAACCTTGCTCAACGAGTCGGCGACCCTGTTCCGGCGTAAGTATTACATTAACGGATCGCACGCGGGCTTTATCATGTATATGACCGATGCGGCGCAAAATCAGGAAGACGTGAACAATCTCCGCACGGCAATGAAAAGCGCGAAAGGCCCCGGTAACTTCCGTAATCTGTTTATGTACGCCCCAAACGGTAAAAAGGACGGTATTCAGGTTATCCCGCTGTCTGAGGTCGCGGCGAAAGATGAGTTTCTCAATATCAAAAACGTGAGCCGTGACGATATGCTGGGTGCGCATCGGGTACCGCCGCAGATGATGGGGATCATGCCGAATAACGTTGGCGGCTTTGGGGATGTTGAGAAAGCGAGTCGCGTCTTTGTGCGCAATGAATTGCTGCCACTTCAAAAACGCTTTGAGGAATTGAACGAGTGGGCGGGCGAGGAAATTATACAGTTTGCGCCTTACTCGCTGGATGATAATAACGCTGATGAACGTAAGGAATAATCATGGGATGGGTAGGCGTTGATCTCGATGGTACACTGGCAGAATATCCCCCACAAAATGGCGGGGTTATTGGTGATGCCATCCCTGATATGGTTGAAAGGGTACTTAAATGGCACGCCGAGGGGGTTGAGCTAAGAATATTCACGGTTAGAGCGACATCTAACACAGGGATAAAACAGGTTAAGGCTTGGTTAAAAGCTAACTCACTTCCTGAATTAGCCGTCACCGCCGTTAAAGATAGCGGATTGATAGAGCTGTGGGATGATAGGGCGGTGAGGGTTATTCGAAATACAGGGGCAGTCTGTCCCGGCTGTGCAAATCAATCTCACCTAAGCGCCTTACATTGGAAGGTCACAAACTGCTAGTCTCGTTAAAACGAACATCTCTCCCTTAAACTCTACCATCCATTTAAACGCAATGAGAGCGCCCTGATAAGGCGCTCTTTTTTTTGCGTGCTTGGTATGGTTTATTCATTTTAAGCTCCCACAGCGTTGCTGAGTGATGACTGATTATACCCAGCGCAGGGGTCGGCGCGCAATCGCCCGCCCGCCTTCGCTCTTCACTTAACGACCCGTTTTTCATGCACTTTACGATCCATTAAAAAACCCGCATGGCGCGGGCTTTAGGGCGATTTTTAGTGCAAGGGACTCATGCGTTTTCATGCAGCATAGACATGCACTTCGCTTTGAGCAAAAAAAATCGGCAACTGAGTGCCGATTCATGGAGGTTAACGTGCTAAATGGTTAACTTATTGATGGATTCTAATGTAGTTTAAGAGCTGCGAAACGATAACAGCCATTTGTTGCTGGGTGGCTTGTTCGGTTATTTTTGCAGTATAGCTTTCAATCTCGCGAGAGCTGAGATCGTTATTTTCAGCCATTATGATTAGGTTTTTGACCCAATCTATGAATGGCGCATCATTACTTTGAATGGAACTTTGCATGACCAAAAACCTCGATTTATTTAACCTTCAAACAGCGGAAATTTTTGCTGTGCTGTGGGCAAATTTTCCAGTACCTCAAATTTTCAAGTACGAAAAATTCAATGCTGCATTACCTGATGACTATTTTGAACAATGTAACTCACCAGAAATGGTTGAGTTAATGCAATTGCGTAGTGTGGTCGAAGGCACATTTAAATTTTTATGTGAGAATGGTTACATTCACTACGAGGCTGATCACCAGACACACTTTAGGGACGTTCGTTTAACCGAAAAATCTTTATTGGTACTCAATATGGAATTAGAGTCCCTAGAGGGTAAAGAGACAATAGGCGATAACATTATCAAAGCCGTAAAGAGTGGGACACCTGCGGTTATCATTGGAACAGTTACAAATTTATTTACTACGGCTATTACCCTAATGGCTAATTTTGTTAACGGCTCCTAACGCCTCACTCTGTTCGTTGTTCAACCTTATCGCCCCAAACCACAGATTTGAGGCGATAAGGTTTTCAATTTAACCAGCTGTCGTCTTCCCAAACTTGCTGCAAGGTGTTCATCACCTTTTCTTTTTCTGCGTCAGACTTCAACCCACTAATATTCAATCCATCGGCGCTTCCCGTCCGAATGCGCACGACTGTTTTTGGGTAGCTTTGGCGCAGATTTTTATAAATTTCAGTCTCTAACGCATCGAAAACGGACTGTTTAATTTTTTTATCTTTGTTAAAGATGATCTCTATACGCATAAAATCTAACCTCAATATTAATTTCCACTGGAAGGGGTAAAGATAATGGAGAAATCTTTGCTTTTGATGACACTATCACCTGCAATTTCAGCAATGATATTCAATGCTATTTCTCTGTCCTTCTCTTTAATAGCCCCTATTGACGCGAGTCTTGCTATTAATTCAACTCGCTCCAATCTAACAACTTCTTCGAACTCACTCCCCATTACTCCCCCTTCCAAAACAACTGTATATAAGTACAGTATATAATAATTTCAAAATATAAAAGTCCTTTTTTTTATTTTTTTTGAAAATTTGGTGAGGTATAAATACATAAATTCTGCTAATGGTAATGAAGAGCGAATAGCGATGAGAAAGGCAAGCATCGAGTTGGTTGCACCTGCTAGAATTGTCACACTGATTGCTGGCGAGTTCGGCTATGGTAAATTTTTATACACAGTTGACCTTAGCGCCGCCAGCGAAAATCCCCCTACGCCATCGCAATGGCTTGATGCCCTTGAAGAGTGCAAGAGAAAAGCACGAGAATTACGCTATGATGTCTCGCGAGTAAAAGGACAACACCTCACACTAGACAATAATTAATAAACTTGAAGGTAAGATCGCCATTTGTCGTCTTCTTTCAGCCTATTCTTTTCATAGAAAATGCGTAAGCCGCCACCAGATGGGAAACTACCACCCTTGGTTAGGTGTTCAATTTCACCTCCGCTACCTGCAAACCCTCTTGCTCTCAATTCTGCCGCTAACTGGTCATACTGATGTTGCGTGATTTTCTGTTGATAGCCTTTAGTAACACGCCTTTTTATTTGCCCAACCTGTTTTAACCTTGAATAGAGTTCCCGTTGTTGTTTTTTCGTCAGGTTATCTAAATCAATAGGCTCCTCACTGGGTTCTGGCTCGCTTTGTTCTTTCTCAATTTTGGTTGTTTTTTCTACTAGGGGACAGTTATTGCCACGAGTCCAAGGGGCGCTAGCGCCCTTGTCGGCTTGCGCCTCCTCAACGTCAACGGCCTTACGAACCATTTTCCACTTAACCGCGTGTGTGCAAATTTGACCTTCGATAAGCGGCGACCAGACACCATAAATGCGCACACTGTGATCGCCATAAGCGCTAGGCTCGTCATTAAGCTCGTAAGCGGTTCTAACGATATGATGCTTTCTTGGTACCAATACGCCGCCTTGCTTCATGATGTAGGTTGCAAAACAGCCCACGTCTGCTGCCGCTAAGACTGCATCAACTTTCTCATTGGATAAAACAGGCGCTCCCGCTTTGGCTTGGGGCTGAGTTCGTGCGGTTTGCCCTGCAAGTAAACGCAACTCGCGATACGCTTGGCGACCGGGGATGCCGAAAAATCTAAATTGCTGTATGCGGTGAAGCGAGGCCCATGCAGTGACATGCTCGGCGCTATCTTTGAGTGATTTACCTGTCTCTTTGCTGATTTCATCTGACAACCCGCGCCCATCAATATTTTTACTAACATATTTAGCGATATAGCTAGTCGGCGTGCCTTTTCGCTCGTCAACAAGTTCAGCCTTGAAACGAGGCTCAGTACCATTGACCAGCTCCTCACGGTCTTCTCGTATGGCGAACTTTTTTAATAGGGCTGTAATTTCTTTACGCTCTTTTTTGCGCATGAAGCAAAGTAGATGCCAGTGGACAGTGCCATCATGGTGAGGCTCGGCAACGCGCACGCCATACCAGCGCAACCCTGCTTTGTGCATGGCCTTTCTGAATGCAGCGAAAGTATTAACCAGATAGTCGCTACTTTCCCGGACGGTTTGGCTTGTCCATTTTGGGTTAGGGCGACCATTGCTTAACGTTGCATGAAAGCGCGAAGGGCAGGTAATGGTGTAAAATACCGCACAATCACCACGCATTTCGGCGATTAGTTCAAGGCCCTTAACACAGGCCATCATTTCATTGCGGCGGTTAGCAGGGTTACTGTTACTACCGTTTATGACATCTTCCATGTCTAGCGTATTACCGTCCTCATTCACTAACTCATGTGAACGGAAAAACTCTAACGACTTTCTACGCTGTTCGCGTTTATGGATCACGGCCTCATAGCTCACATAAGGCGAGGCTTTTTTATTAACAAGGCATACTGCACGCAATTGCTCTTCACGCCATTCACAGCGCATCTTCCACAGTTTCCGATACCACCAATCAGCGCAAAGCATCCGCGCCAATGAACCCGGAATAAGGTCGTAAGGCACAGGCTTTCGTCTGCTTTTTTTTCTGCGTAATTGCTCAAACGCCGGAGGGATAACGTCTAGCCTCATTGCTTGGGCTGCGACGCTCTCCCATGCGCTACGGATTTCTTCTGGTTTAACGTTTTCCTCTTGGAAAAGATGATCGCTCGCTTCATTGAGGAACATCCCCATGTGCGAAGCTACGAGCGTAGAGAGTTTTTTTACTTGCTCTTGATTCATTTCAGGCAGCGTTAATAATCCATCTAACCCTTCAAGGCTTGCCATGTATCTAAACGAGCTGGATATTTGGCTATCTCGCACAACATCAAGGCGGTTGAGACAGGGCTTAATGGTCTCAAACAGATAGCGGTTATAGAATTTAGGCTTATCAAGTCCTTGAAAGTAAGTGATCCGCTCGAGCAGCGGTTTACTGATATGGGGAGGTTGTGCCTTAACATCGGCGATAATATGTAAAACAGGGTCTAATGCTTGCTGCTCTTTAGCCATCGCAACATGACTAAGTTTGTTCTGTTGGTCATACTCGCGCTGGATAGGATCGCGGGTTTCATTGAAAAAGAACTTATTCCAAACCTCATCGCTCAGAGCTTCTTGTTGCGCGATTTTATGTGCATCGTCAGCTTTATAGAGAGCGATCAGGTTTGAAAGCGCCGAAGGCTTTGGCGCTTGAGGGGAAATATAAGGGTTTACTGCTTCCCGTGGAGCGTTCCACGGGTAAGCGTATTGTGAAGTCATTGAGGCACCCGTAACACTGCTGAACGGTCAGGGCGTGACGCATAATCTAACCCCCAAAAAAAATTAATAGCAGGAGCCTTGGTTAGGATCACTTCATTGGCTTGCTTGCTCTCCCCAGCGGAAACCCCAATACTGCGTTTTACTATCAATTCACTAACATCAAACTCTTGGTAAATTTCGCGGATATAAGGCGTATCTTTATTAGAAGCAATGACAGGAACGTGTAATGCCGCAACCCGAAGATAATTTGCCAACTCCTGTTGGTCGGCCTTATTAAATCCACTTGTGTGATAACCCGCGAAAGTATCGTCATACGGTGGATCGCAATACACGACATCACCCGCCTTGAGCTGCTTTAAAGTCTCTTGATACCCAGCGCAAAGAAATGTTGCTCGCTTTGCCTTTTCGGCAAACGCCAGAATCTCACGCTCAGGAAAGTAGGGCTTTTTATAATTACCGTAAGGGACGTTAAATTGTCCTTTTTGGTTGTAGCGACAAAGTCCGCGATAACCGTGGCGATTAAGAAAAAGGAATAAAGCCGCGCGAAAAACACCTCCCTCGAGAGTGCCTTGATTAAATGCTTGTCTAATCGCATTGAATCTAAGTTGCGAGTTATTCCCTTGAGTGAACATCGCTTTTGCGTGCGTCAAAAAAGCAGAGGTATTCGCCTGGATCTGCTTATAGAGATTAATTAAATCGGGATTGACGTCTGCTATCAGGTATTGGGGGTAATCCGTTGCCATCATCACAGCACAAGAACCCGCGAAAGGTTCTACCAATCGCGAGCCATGAGGAAGGTGCTTTGCTAGTTCCGGTATGACGGCGGACTTATTGCCCGCCCATTTTAGGATAGTGCTATTCATGGCCATCACCCTTAGCCATGACCTTTATTAACTCTAATGTTAGTAAGCAATCCGAAAGCGCACGATGAGCAGAACCTTCGATAACTACACCTTCATGCTCTGCTGCATCAATCAACTTATGCTTCTTGTACCCATCTCCTTTTTTAATGCCTCTGTACATTGCGTAGGCATCCATGACGCAACAGTGTCTTTCATGAAATCGCTCGAATAAGACCGAGATAACACCATAGTGCTCATAAGTTGTTTGCTTAATCAGTCTTGCATCAAATGCCGAGTTATAAGCCAAAAAATCATCAGAACCAGCAGCTAGTATTAGCTGTCCAATAACCTCTGGCCATGAAGGAGCATTGGCTATCATTTCATTTGTTATTCCATGAATAGCTGTTGCGCTGACAGGGATGGGCTTTAAAGGCTTGACTAGAGTGTTAAGCATTATTTTCCCGTCACATCTTAATGCTGCTACCTCAATGATTTCTGCATCATCACCAAGCCCCGTGGTTTCGGTGTCAATGATTACCATTTGTTTTTCGACCCATTTTTTCGCCCTGCATGTAGCTACTGAACTAATCATTTCATTTCCCTCTGAAATTATTTTTTTTAATCTCTGATATTTGCTGGCAATCAACGCAGCGCTCTACATCAATCAATGTACGGCGGCGCAGCTCTGGAATAGGCATGTCACAATCAACGCAGAAACTACGCGATGGTAGTTTTTGCCTGTTAAGCACATTATCTACATTGCGCTGACGCATCTCTTCGGTGCGCTCTTGCGTAAAGTCCATTGAGTCGGCCATTAGTGAAACTCCTGCGATTCGTGCTCATAACGTGCAGCCTCTTGGCGTAGCAATTCGGCAGCTTCAATACCTGTTAACTCATTGCTGGCAATGTGGGCGGCTAACTTATCTAAACGTACGGAAGCCATTAATGCGCGGTCTTTGCGCTCTTCGTCTTTGGCCTTTGCCAGTAACGCAACTAACGCGTCGTTATCTGATTTAATTTGATGTTTTTGGATATTTCGCATCGTTCTAACTCCTGAATTTAGGCAAAAGAATGCCCGGCGAGTTGACGCCATTTAATTAACGGTTTTATTTAGTTTGGTAAGGCTATTCGCTTGGGGAATAAACTCACGACTGCTTTTAGTTGATTCATCGCTGAAACTAGCGCTGTCCTTTCGTCAGTCGTCAATTCACTCAGCGATAAGTGGTGCTTATTTGTTGGTATCTTTGCTAAATAAAATATTGCTGACAGGGTTCGAATATTCTCCTCGTTATTTGAATCACGCGGGTCACGCATATCATCAATAAACCGTTCAACCTCTTTCCAGCTATCACCCCAAAACTGCCCACGAATAGCAGCAATGTGATTTAGTGTCGAGACACGTTGGCCCGCACTAAGTTGCACAGTGTTTGCACCTTCGATTGCCATGTGTTCACCTTCTTGCGTGTTGTTAATGCTTGTAATAAGTCAGACTGAGATCGGCTAGGGTGAAAAAGCTTTCCGTCGGCACCGATAATCCAACCGTGCCCATAAGACATAGATGGGCTTTTTTTCTTTAGCCTTGCTGCGAATGAAATCATGTTTACCTCAGCTCATTCCGATTGATGCGCCAATGCCGCTGATCGCGTCTACTGTCGTGCTTAACGTAGGGCTTGAGTGAATCCGTGATTGCACAGCAATAGCAGCCAGTGTTAAGCAACGAATCCCCATGTTTACGCTGTTCATCACATTGCGGCGAGTTGCGTTACATATTGCGCCTTGGTTTGCGGCATTGGCGGCTAAGATTCCGACTTCTGCCGTTGCCTTGAGAACGTAAGTGGGAAATTTCTCGTCAGCCACTTCATTCACTGGAACGCAAGGAAGACAATTTAATTGGGCAAGTGCACCATCAACTAAAGCCGAGTCCTCGGTTAAGTCGGTAAGCGTAAGCAGTTCTCTCACCGTTAACTGGTGTACTTGCTCGGGGTTTAACTTATTGCGCAGGGTTTGCGGTTGCATCCCGGCTTGCTCTGCAAGTTGCTCAAGATTGTGTCTCTTTGCGAACCCTGAACAAGCATCATCAAAGTGCTTATGTATGGAAACCTTAAAATCAAACATGTTTAGCCTCAATCTAGCGTGTATATTCGATTAAACGGTAAGGGCAATATCGCATTCTGAAAGGGCTTGGATTGTTAATGCAGCCATGTTGACTTCAACCAGTCCTTTCTTTTTGGCACCTTTTGGCTTGATTGGCAGTCTTCCATCAGAGATTAATTTGTCAGCCGTATTACGGTTTAAGCCTGTTCTACGGCAATACTCTTCTAAAGGTAGGTATGGTTCAGGGATCGTAATTGTAATATTAGGCCTCATGAGGCAAACTCCTGTATACGCCTATACGTCAATATAGGCTGATATGGTTAAATATAAGTATTATTCACTAAAGTCTACAGTTCGCATCATATTCTCGCTAATGCGTTCTGTAAAGGAGAAATTACCTTGAGTCTACAAATTAATTTCGAATCCGGTGGCACTGAAGTTCTATCGAGAGTAATAGAGGCTTACGGATTTCACACAAAACTAGCATTAGCTGATCACCTTGGTATCGCTAGCAGTAGCTTAGCTATGCGTTATAAAAGGGATTATTTTCCTTCTGACATAGTTGTGCGTTGTATGGCTGAAACAGGAGTAAATCTTGAGTGGCTGGCCACAGGATACGGAGATAAATTTAATGAGGTCTCTATTACATTTTTGAGGCTGAATAAGCACAAGCTTGTAGATGGGCAGCTTTTCGAAGATGGAGTTATCTCCCTTGATAAGTCGCTTTTTCCTGCTGGCAAATCTCTTCCAAATCAAGGAATGTATGTTAACGATGGCACTGCCTACGTTGTCGAATGTGATTTTAAAGAAACCTATGATGGCATGTGGCTTGTTCAGGTAGCAGGAAAATCTAGTATTCGAACCTTAACTCACTTACCTACTAATATGGTTCGAGTAAACGGTAGCAATACCACATTCGACTGTTCTATTTCAGATATTACCGTTATTGGCAAAGTCATAATGACTATCGAGTGTTGATTTTTTTCAAGTGAGCGTGCGCGATATATGGCAGTTAGAAAGTTAAATAATGGCGATTGGATTGCTGATTTTTATACTGTAGACCGAAGTGAAGGGAAGAGCGGCAAGCGAGTCAGAAAAAAGTTCTCGACCAAACACGAAGCAACTGCTTTTGAAAATTATACCCTTCAAAAAATTGACTCTTCTCCATGGTTAGGAGAAAAAAAAGAGTCACGCACTCTAAATGATCTTATAGAAACCTGGTACGAAAGACATGGAATTACGTTGAGTGATGGCAAGGCTAGGATGAGTTCCATGAGATGGGCCATCGAATGCATGGGCCATCCTAAGGCTAACGAATTTAACGCTCAGGTATTCACTTCTTACAGAGCAAAGCGATTGGATGGTCTTTTTTCTAGAACCAGCAGAGTTTCTAAGGTTTCAGCCCGTACAGTCAATCTTGAGCTTGCTTACTTTTTAGCTGTGTTCAACGAATTAAAAAGACTAGGGGAATGGGAAAGGGAAAACCCGCTGGAAAATGTTCGACATTTTCGGATAGACGAACATGAAATGGCTTATCTAACCAGCGAGCAAATAGACACCTTGTTAGCTGAATGTTTGAATAGCAGCTCTCCTGACTTAGCTTTAATTGTCAAAATCTGCCTATCTACTGGCGCTAGATGGAGCGAGGCGGAATCATTGAAAAGTTCTCAGCTCTCTTTCGACCGCGTCACTTACATAAAAACAAAAGGCAAAAAAAACCGAACAATACCTTTAGATCCTTTAATCATCTCTGCCATTCCTAAGGCTAAAGGCCGTCTTTTTAAACCTTGCTATTATGCTTTTCGCAATGCTCTTGAGCGCGCGAATATAGAGCTTCCCGCAGGGCAACTTACTCACGTACTCAGGCACACATTTGCAAGCCACTTTATGATGAATGGAGGCAACATTCTAGTTCTCCAAAAAATACTTGGCCATAGCGATATAAAAATGACTATGAGATATGCTCATTTTGCTCCAGATCATCTCGGTGATGCCTTAAAACTAAATCCTATTAATTGTCGCAAAAGTGTCGCGTGA